CTATTGATAATAATGAAATTATCATTACACCTATAGATTCAAGTAAAGCAATTGTAGTAGACGGTAAAAATTATAAAAACGTTGTTTTAAGAATAAAAAAAAGTAGAGTTAATACTTTATATACAAACAATAAAAAAGAGTCTAATAATAAGCGTACGGACTCCACGGCGGTTGTTAAAGTAAATAAGACAGAGAAAGTTTCTGGTAAAAATAAAACTATAGATAGAAAGACTAGTTATTGGTGGATCCTATGGTTACTTTTGTTAATATTAATATTATATCAATTATGGCGAAACAGACTGTCGTTACTAAAACTATTGTAAAAACTATATCCCGCCCGGGTGTACACGCTAAAACAAAATCATCTAAATTAAAAACCTCTAAGCTATATAAAAAAGCATATAAGGGACAAGGAAAGTAAAACCTTTAAAAAACAGGTGATATATAACTTATATCAATTTAATCAAATAAAATTATGTCTGACGGAATCGTTAAAAATTTAAGCTTTGGTAAAGAGGCGAGCGACAAAGTATTTATAGGTATAGAGAAACTAGCAAAAGCAGTTGGATCTACACTTGGAGCTAGTGGTAAGTGCGTTTTACTAGAAGATGGAGCAGGTAATCCTGTTATAACAAAAGATGGTGTAACTGTAGCAGATTCAATTATTCTTTTAGATCCTGTTGAAAATATGGGAGCTACACTTTTAAAAGAAGCTGCAAGAAAAACAGTAAGAGAAGCCGGTGACGGAACCACCACCGCTACGGTATTAGCACATGCAATTTTAAGTGAAGCTTATAAATTTCCTGAAGCCAATACCAGAAAAGTAAAAGAAGGAATTGAGGCAATGTGCGACAAAGTTGTAGATTACCTAGAAAAAATAAAAATACCCGTAACAGGGGATATGATTGATCATGTCGCAACTATATCAACTAATAATGATCCTGATTTAGGAAAACTAGTTGGTGATGCATTTAGATCAGTTGGAGAAACAGGTGTTGTTATGATGGAAACATCTAATGATCCTGAATGTAGTTTAGAAATTGTAGAGGGAGTACAATATGGGAAAGGATTAACTAATAGTCATTTTGTAACAAACCCGCAAAAGAAAACGGCAGAACTTGATAACCCATTGGTTTTATTAATTGAATCACCAATTGATACAATTAGACAGATACAGCCAGCGTTAGAGTATGTTATAAAAAACAACAAGCCTTTATTAATTATAGCTGATTTAGACACAAGTGTACTTTCGGCATTAGCAATGAATAAAGTAAAAGGAAATATAAAAGTTAACGTCATTAATGCACCTACTTACGGAATCAGTAAAAAAGAAGTTTTAGACGATCTTGCTTTATTAACCGGTGCAATTATAATAAATGAAGACTTAGGAGATGATATGGATATATTTGATCCAGGTGTTTTTGGAACATGCCTAAAAAGCATAACCTCACACGAGGACACTATACTGCATGTTAAAGAACCTTCTGAAGAAATATTAACTATTATAGAAGATTTAAAAAAATCTTTATTAGAAAATAATCCTGCTCACACTGTTGTAAGGCTTGAAAAAAGATTAGCTAGACTAGCTGCCAAAATTGCGGTTGTAAAAGTTGGTGCTAATTCGAGTATAGAATTAAAAGAAAAAGCAGATAGAATAGAAGACGCAATATGCGCAACAAAGGCGGCTATTAAAGAAGGTATTGTACCAGGCGGCGGAATTGCTTTATTAAATGCTTCTCATAATATAGATTCTTTTGGTGATGGTCAAGCAATTTTACTAGATGCTATTAGAGCACCATTCAAATTAATATTAGATAATGCAGGGATTGAATTTGCTCCATTAGAAACAATATCTAAAAATGGCTATGGATTAAACGTAGTAACAGGTAAAACTGTTGATATGATAAAAGCAGGAATTATTGATCCTTTATTAGTAACAAAAAGCGCATTAAGAAATGCGGTATCAGTAGCTACAACAATATTGTCTACTAATTGTGTAATCAATAATTTGAGAATACAATGAAAGCAATAGGTAGAAACTTAGTTATAAAGAAAACAAAAGAAGGTACAACCACTACAAAAGGTGGATTGATGCTTGCTGAAAATCAAAGAGATGATATTAGATATATTGAAGCAACAATAGTATCACTTGGCGATGATGTAGTAGGTATAAAAGAAACAGATACTATATTTTATGACCGTCATGCGGGACATAAAATTGAGATAGGCAAAGAAACATATCACGTTATAAAGTTATCCGATATTGTAATTGTTTTGTAATGAGATTAGACGCTAGTGATTTAAAAGATCTTGGTATATTAAAACATTATAGAATAATTCGCAGATGGGCTTGCAAAAATAATAACTTAACAGATGCTGATTTAGAACTGTTAATTTATTTTGATTGTATGGAGTTCTTTACAAAACAAGATTATAAAATAGGTACATACGCATATAGTTGGGACAATAAACGCTGGAACAGTTTATTAAAAGAGGGTTGGATAGTGGTTTGGAGAAACAGAAACCATACAACTCAAAAATACAATATATATAAAGTTTCATTTAAGTGTAAACAACTAATAAGTAAAATGTATCGTATAATGTTAGGTAAAGAAGATATACCAACAAGTCATAGGAATACTATAATGAAGGGTAAAACATATATGGACACTGTTGCAATAACAGCAATACATAATGTTAATAGTGATAAAACAAGAAATTTAAATAATTAAAATAAGAATATATGGCATATAATTCAGCTACAGGAATGGATACAAGTCAAATGGGCATGCCTATGCAGGATCCTCGTCAAGTTAATCCAAATCAGATGGTACCAAGTCCAATTAACCCAAAAGCTTTTGGTGCTCCGCAAGCAATTGCTGGTATTTACGGACAAGCAAACCCTGATACATTTACAAGGTCTGTTGATCCTCAAGCTCCTATGCCAATGGATGGACCCGTACCGGTTCCAACTGCAATACAAGATCAATCACAAATAACACCCAATCAAGGGTTTAACAATCTTTAATTATGGATATATACGCAAAAAAACATCCGGCTTTCCCACTTGATAAAGAAGCTAAAATGTCAGGAGTAGGGGCTAATGCCGTTTGGGACGGACCATTAGACACAACCTCTTATCCAAAAGGTAAAGGTTCTAGTTCTGGTAAAAACGGAATTAAACTTAGATTTGATGAACCGGTTTATAAGCCAGGTCCTATCACAATGAAAGCAAAAGGAAAATATTAATAAACAATAAACAATAAACAACTAAACAACTAAAAAAAACAAAATGGCAAAATTTATCTCAATCCCAGTAACATCAAAAGGAACAACATTAATTAGTACAGACGGTTTATGCACTGAATTTATTAGTGCTACTTCAATTAAATTAGCGGCTGGTGGAAGACTAGTTACTTTAACTATGGCAGGTACTGCAACTGCAGCAACTTTAGCGGCTATTAACGACGCAGCTGTAGCTTTAAATGGTCCAACAGTTGTGCCTGTAGTATTCCCTGCTGGACAAACTTGTACTACTGCAGCTATTTCATAATAATTAATTAGACAAAAGTTATGGCTACTAAAAAAATTGTTGAAAAGAAAACGGGTGAAAAATATGCTTCTAAAAAAGCTATGATGAAACACGAAAAAAGCGAATCAAAAGCGGAAATGAAAAAGGAGTATGGCAAGGTTAAACCTGCTGCAAAGCAATTAAAGACTCCGGCTAAAATGAAAAAATGCTAATATGAGTTTTATAATGAAGGGGGCACCTTATAATATGGATAATACTCCAATCTATAGTACAGACATGGAAGATAACGTATTAGGTATGGCGCAAAATAATGGAACAATCCTAATTAACAAAAACGTATCCCCTTTAGAATTACAAAAGAATAAAACAATATCCCACGAAAAAGTACATATAGATCAAATGAGTAGAGGTGATTTAGACTATACTGACACTCATGTTATGTGGAAAGGAAAGAAATATTCCAGAGCAAATATGAAGGAAGGTAGTAAAAAATTACCGTGGGAAGCAGAAGCTTACGCAAAACAATAAAAAAGTAAATATTACACGTGATATATATATTAATACTAATCTAATAAAATATATACACTATGAGAAATTTATTTATTATTACAGCATTGACATTATCTTTGTTTTCTAATGCTCAGAAAATGAGTAAAGAATTTTTAAAGGGAGCTTGGGAAACAGAGTTTCACAACATTGAGTTTAAAATATTAAATAAAAAAGAAATTAAAATAACAATAAATTTAAAAAATTCTAAAGAAGAAGTTGAAGTAGTTAAATACAGAATACATGAGGATGCTTTATATTTTGAAACTTATTATGCTAAAAACGACTGGAAATCTACAAATAAAATAGTAATAATGGACAACAACACTATGGTTGCTGACATTTTTTCAGATTCTAGGGATATATTAATTTACAAAAGAAAATAACTTAACAAAAACAAAAAAAATGGCTTACAAACAAACACCAGGCAGAGACATGATGTCTAAAACCGGTAGCGGTATTCCTCAAGTATTAATGAGTGGTTCGCCTATGGAACAACAAAAGAAAAAAGATCCTTATTCAGGTAAAACTAGAACAGAATTAAATGCTGAAATTGAAAAATTTGGCGGTGAAAATCTAAGAAGAGTAGCCGCCGAAAGGGTTGCTAAATCTGATAGTACTTCAGCTGCTAATAATGCTATGAAATTAGATGCGAAGCTATCTGAAAAAATGGCTGCTAGAATAGGTAATGAAGCTGGTAATGTAACTAGAACTTCTCAAAATATACCAAAGGTAATTAGAGGGACGGCGGTCGAAAGTGGTGGTGTAAAAAATGATCCAAAAAATCCAGACGCATATTGGAGAGCGGCAACATTAGATCGTGATTATCCAATAGATTTATTAACAGCTTTTCATAAATCCGGATCTCCTACTAGACAGATGGCTAAAGGGGCATTTAAAAAACCTGCAATGACTTCTACGACTACAGAACCTAAGGCGGCTAAAACGCCACCGGCAAAACAAATGAAAAAGAAAAAATGCTAAATGAAAAATATATCTATAACAGGTTATAAAAAAAATAGTCCTGATAAAGATAGACCTTATAATTTAATACCTGGCGGGGAAATTACAATGAAAAACGTAGGTTTCCCCGTTTTGGGTATTGATGATGAGGGCAATTCTAAATTGATGGAACCAGGTAAAGATTATTCTTTTCCAGGTGATGCCGTATTAGAATTTAAACTTGAAACAAAAAACAAAAATAAAATATACAATAAAATATTTAAAAAATAAATTATGGGACAATACGGTAATCAACCAGATTTTGGAACAAGAGCAAGAAAAATAACCCCAACTGGTAACGCTGATGTTGCAACTACTGGTCAGAAATTTGCGCCAGGTATGTTGTATATTGGTACTTCAGGAGACTTGGTAGCTACAGTAGTTGGCGGAAATGAAGATGGTATTAATAATACTACTTTTTTTAAAAGTGTACCCGCTGGTATTTTTCCAGTAATAGTAACAAATGTTTGGAATGATAACGGATCAGGAGCTCCAACAACAGCGGATGATATAGTTGTATTATATTAAGTAATAATATAACTACTAATATTAACAATCAAATTAAATAAACATGAAAAAAGAAAACAAAATTACAGCAGAGCAATTAGAAACAATTGTAAACCAACAAAAAGATCTTCAGGCGTTATTAACAAACGTGGGGGTATTAGAATCACAAAAGCATGGATTCTTACATCAAATTGCGGAAGTTAATAAACTAGTCGAAGATTTTAAAACTGAATTACAAGACCAGTATGGGCCGATCAATATTAATTTAGAAGATGGAACTTATACTGAAATTGTGGAAGAGGTTCCAGTAAGTGAATAATGAGTTCTGTAATTAGAAAAATAAGTATAGGCGTTGATTATAAAAATGAAGCAATGCATTACTCTGTAGGCCAACAGGTTTATGGTGGGCATGAAATTGCTTATATATTAGTTAGTGATGAGGACAACTCATACAATGTTTATATAAGAAAAGAAAACGAGGTGATGCCATGGAAAAAGTTTAATCATAACATGGCGGTCTCAGTAGAATACGATTTAGAGTACTAATGAAAAGTGTGTTTAATTTTATCGTAAAACCTGTAGGGGACAGATACGATAATAAAATTACAGTAGACGGCAAAGACCTAATACTAAACACCCGAATAGAAAATTTTAAATCTGTGAATAATCTAGCGGTAGTAATATCTACTCCGCTGGTTTATTCAACTGACATAAAAGAAGGTGATCTTATTGTAATACATCATAATGTATTTAGGAAGTTTTACGATATGAAAGGTAAACAAAAAAATAGTAGAGCTCATTTTATAGAGGATTCTTATTTTTGTGAACTTGATCAAATATATTTATATAACAATGGTGAAGAATGGAAAACAGTTGGAGACAGATGTTTTGTTAAGCCATTAAAAAATATAGACCATTTAAAGCTAGATAAAGAACAAAGGCTTATTGGTATACTAAAATATGGAAACGAGTCCTTAAACAAGCTTAAAATTAACCCAGGAGACCTTATAGGATATACTCCTTATGGAGAATTTGATTTTATAATTGAAGGAGAGCGTTTGTATTGTATGAAATCTAATGATATTGTAATTAAATATGAATATAAAGGAGACGAAACTGAATATAATCCAGGCTGGGCACAAAGCAGTATTGGAACTCATCAAAGTAGCTGAAGAAGCAATCTTAGATAACGGTGAAGATGATTTAGCGGCAGACAAATTAAAAAACGCTGCAGCTACAAAAAAGCTAGCCATATTTGATGCATTTGAAATACTTACAAGAATAGAACTTGAAGAGCGTATAATATCAGATGAAGAAACCGCAAAAGACAATACTCAAAAGGTATTTAAAGGATTTGCAGAAGGGAGATCTAAATAATGTACGAACAGAATTTATTTAGGGTAATTCCGGATCATATAAAAACATCGGTAATTAAACAACAAAACCGATACAATAAATGGAAATATGGTTATAACAAAGAACACGATGTTATTGTTATAAGCAAAACCGGTAAGATTGGAGAGATATACGAAATACAAAACTTAAAAGTTGCTTTACCATTAGTGGAAGAATCTTATTCAAGATCTAATAAAAAGGAAGAGCAATATTGGGAAAGAATAGACTATCCAAAAGAATTAGAAAAAATAAAGAATGTATTTGATTGGAATAAATACCCGGATCATTTTAAAGAGAATTGGTACGATTATGTAGATAATGAATTTAAAAGAAGAGACGAGGGTGTATTTTTTAATAACAACGGAGTTTCTACTTATATAACCGGTACTCATTATATGTACTTGCAATGGAGCAAGATTGACGTTGGCGCACCAGATTTTAGAGAATCAAATAGATTATTCTTTATATTTTGGGAAGCTTGTAAAGCAGATACTAGATGTTATGGAATGTGTTATTTGAAAAATAGACGTTCTGGATTTTCATTTATGTCTTCAGCAGAGTTGGTTAATCAAGCAACAATATCAAGCGATTCAAGATTTGGTATATTATCTAAATCAGGATCAGATGCTAAAACGATGTTTACCGACAAAGTTGTACCCATATCAATTAACTACCCTTTCTTTTTCAAACCTATCCAAGATGGTATGGATAGACCTAAAACAGAATTAGCTTATAGAATCCCTGCCTCTAAATTTACTAGAAGAAAATTAGATAATAGTGATTCTCCAGAAGAACTTGAAGGATTAGACACAACAATTGACTGGAAGAATACAGGTGATAACTCATATGATGGGGAAAAACTAAAACTTCTTGTTCATGATGAAAGTGGTAAATGGCTAAGGCCAGACAATATATTAAACAACTGGCGCGTTACAAAAACGTGTTTACGATTAGGTAGTCGTATTATTGGTAAGTGTATGATGGGTTCAACCTCAAATGCTTTAGATAAAGGAGGAGACAATTTTAAAAAACTTTATTACGATTCAGATGTTACGAAAAGAAACCGCAATGGACAGACTAGCTCAGGATTATATAGTTTGTTCATACCTATGGAATGGTCGTACGAAGGATTCATTGATACTTATGGCATACCTGTCTTCGACACTCCAAAAAAACCCATAAAAGGTGTTGATGGGAACGAAATAGAATATGGGGTTATTGAGCATTGGCAAAACGAAGTTGATGGCTTAAAAGCAGATCAAGACGGTTTAAATGAATACTATCGCCAATTTCCACGAACAGAACAACACGCTTTTAGAGACGAAGCAAAACAATCCCTATTTAATTTAACAAAAATATACGAGCAAATAGATTATAATGATGATCTAAGAAACTCAGGTGTGTTAACAAGAGGTAGCTTTCAATGGGCTGGTGGAATACAAGATACCACTGTAGATTTTTACCCAAACAAAGACGGTAGATTTTTAATTTCGTGGGTACCACCTAAACATCTCCAAAACCGTGTGATAATAAAGAATGGGCTAAAGAGTCCAGGCAATGAACACTGCGGAGCATTTGGCTGTGATAGTTATGATATATCAGGAACAGTAGATGCTAGTAGAGGTTCTAATGGAGCTTTGCATGGATTAACTAAGTTCTCAATGGAGGATGTACCTCCTAATCAATTTTTTTTAGAATATATTGCAAGACCTCAAACGGCTGAAATATTTTTTGAAGAAGTATTAATGGCTTTAGTATTTTATGGAATGCCTATATTGGCAGAAAATAATAAACCAAGATTACTTTACTATTTAAAGAGAAGAGGCTATAGAGGCTATTCAATTAATAGACCAGATAAGATTTGGAATAAATTATCACCAGCTGAAAAAGAAATTGGCGGAATACCAAACTCATCACAAGATATAATGCAGGCTCATGCCTCCGCTATAGAAACTTATATTGAAAACAATGTAGGTTTTACAAATGGATCATATGGTAATATATACTTCCAACGCACATTAGAAGATTGGGCTAGATTTAATATAAACAATAGAACGAAGCATGATGCTTCTATAAGTTCGGGGTTAGCTATTATGGCTTGTAACAAACATATGTATACACCAACAACCCCTTATGAAAAACCCAAATTTGAATTAGGATTTAAGAGATATAATAATAGTGGACATAATTCACAAATAATACAATAAATGGTTTATACTAATAGTAATAGTACCTTTCCAAGTCAGGTAGTACCGGATGAAGAAAAACAAAGTTTAGAGTATGGTAAACAAGTAGCTCAAGCAATCGAATACGAATGGTTCAACGGAAACGGAGGATCAGGAAGTGTTGGCGGATTAGGCGGCGGGGGAAATCCCGGCGGAAGATGGGGAACCAACTGGCAAAAATACCATACATTAAGATTATACGCAAGAGGTGAACAACCTGTACAAAAATACAAAGATGAGTTATCTATTAATGGTGATCTATCTTATTTAAATCTAGACTGGAAACCAATTCCGGTGGTATCAAAATTTGTTGATATTGTTGTTAATGGTATTTCTAGTAAAAATTATAAAATAAAAGCCGTAGCACAAGATCCATATTCAGTTAATCAAAAAACTAAATACACTAAGGCAATTACTGACGATATGCAAGCTAAAGAATTACTTGCTGAAATAAAGTCAAAACTAGGTGCAGATTTATACAAAACAACGGATCCTAATAAATTACCTGAAGACGACGAGCAATTAGCATTGCATATGCAATTAAACTATAAGCAAGCCGTAGAAATTGCTGAGGAGGAATTAATTAATAATTTCCTATCAAATAATAAATATGATTTAATTAATAAAAGATTAAATTATGATTTAACAGTATTAGGTATTGCTGCAGCAAAAACTAGTTGGAACCCGGCAAATAGCATTGTAATAGATTATGTAGATCCAGTTAATATTGTTTATTCTTATACAGAAGACCCAAACTTTAATGACTTATATTATGTTGGTGAAGTTAAGTCAGTGAGTTTAGAAGAATTAAAAAAACAATTTCCAGATTTGTCTTATGAAGACATGAAAGAAATAGAAAAATACCAAGGTAATACAAGTTATGCACGAAATTATAATGGTACTTATCAGGATGGAAATATTGTTCAAGTATTATACTTTGAATATAAAACGTATTCTAATCAAGTATTTAAAATAAAACAAACGGAACAAGGACTAGAAAAAGCTTTAGTTAAAACTGATTTTTTTAATCCGCCGCCAAGTGATAATTTTAATGTAGTATCAAGAACTATAGAAGTATTATATTCTGGCGCTAAAATATTAGGGCATAATAAAATGCTAAGATGGGAAATGTGTGAAAACATGACGCGTCCTGCAGCTGATACTACAAAGGTCGAAATGAATTATGCTATTGTGGCACCTAGAATGTACAGAGGACGTATAGAATCATTGGTTGGTAGAATTACAACTTTTGCCGATATGATACAACTGACGCATCTTAAGCTGCAACAGGTATTAGCTAAAATGGTTCCTGACGGAGTTTTTGTAGACGTAGACGGATTAGCGGAAGTTGATTTAGGTAATGGTACAAATTATAATCCAGCGGAAGCATTAAATATGTATTTCCAAACAGGTAGTATTGTTGGTAGATCAATGTCCCAAGACGGCGGAATGAACCCGGGCAAAGTACCTATTCAAGAATTACAAACCTCATCAGGTAATGCTAAAATACAATCTTTAATTACTACATATCAATATTATTTACAAATGATACGTGATGTAACCGGATTAAATGAAGCAAGAGACGGTAGTGTACCGGATAGAGATATGCTAGTTGGTTTACAAAAAATGGCGGCCGCTTCATCAAATACTGCAACAAAACATATATTAGATTCAAGTTTATTCTTAACATTAAGAATTTGTGAAAATATATCTAAAATGGCTGCAGACGCATTACAGTTTCCATTAACCGCAAATTCCTTAATACAAAGTATATCTATATATAATGTAGAAACTTTAAAAGAATTGCAAAATTTAGAGCTGCATGATTTTGGAATTTATTTAGAAGTAGAGCCAGACGACGAAGAAAAAGCTCAATTAGAACAAAATATTCAAGTTGCTTTACAAACAGGTGGAATTGATTTAGAAGATGCAATTGACTTAAGGGAGATTAGTAATTTAAAACTTGCTAATCAAGCTTTAAAATACAAACGAAAAAAGAAAATGTTGCAAGAGCAGGCTAATCAACAAGCCAACATACAAGCTCAAGCCCAAGCGAATGCTCAGGTTGCTGAATCAGCCGCAATGTCGGAAGTTCAAAAACAACAAGCAATTGCCGAAACGCAAATCCAAATTGAACAAGCTAAAAACCAATTTGCAATAGAAAAAATGGAACAAGAAGCTAGATTGAAACAACAATTAATGCAATTAGAATTTCAATATAATATGCAACTTGCTCAAATACAAAGCCAGGCAAATTCAGAAAAATTAAATAAAATGGAAGATAGAAAAGATGAAAGAGAAAAGTTAAGAGCTTCCCAACAATCTGAATTAATCAACCAAAGACAAAATAACACAATGCCCAAAGACTTCGAGTCCGCTGGATTTGATAATATGGGAGGGTTTGATTTAGCCCAATTTGAACCAAAATAAATTTTATTAACAATTATATAATATTTTATCATGTCAGAACAAGTAAAACAAGAAGGAGAATTTAAGATGAAAGCATCTAAAGCTACTCCTAAAAAATTAGTTAAAACAGATCAACCTACAAAAATTGATTTAAAAGCTTTAAAAGCAAATGATCCAATTAAAGTTGATTTAACGGTTTTAAAAACAGAAGAACCAACAAAAGTAGTAATTACTAAAGAACCAGAAAATGCCATTCAAGAACAAAGCCCAGCAGAAAGCGTGTTACGCGCAGAACAGCCCGAAGTGGAATTGCAAACAGTGGGACAAGGAGACGAAGAGTCCTTTGAAAATGTTATTCAAGAAATATCAGAGCAAGATATAAAAGAAGAAACGCAGGAGTTACAAAAAGAATTAGAAACGCACATTCAAAATCAAGTTGAAACAGGGAAGCAATTGCCTGAAAACATAGATAAGCTAGTATCTTTTATTGAAGAAACAGGTGGGACTATAGAAGACTATGTTAGATTAAACGCGGATTATTCAAATGTAAACAGTGATGCGCTATTAAAAGAATACTATAAAAAAACAAGACCTCATTTAGATAATGATGAAATCGAATTCTTAATTGAAGACAATTTTGAATACGATGAAGAGATAGATGACGAGCGAGATGTCAGAAAAAAAAGACTCGCATTTAAAGAAGAGGTTGCAAAAGCACAAAACTATTTGGAGGGATTAAAAAAACAATATTATGACGAAATAAAAGCTCGTCCTGGTGTTACTCAAGACCAACAAAAAGCAATGGACTTTTTTAACCGATACAATAAGGATCAACAAAATGCAGAAACTCAGCATTCAAAATTTAAAAATGATACAAAAACATTTTTTACACAAGATTTCAAAGGTTTTGATTTCAATTTAGGTGAAAAAAGTTTTAGATATGGTGTTTCAAATTCTGAATCGGTTGCTGAAAAACAATCAAACATTACCAACCTTGTTAAGAAGTTCTTAAATGATAAAGGGGAAGTAGTAGATGTTAAAGGTTACCACAAAGCTATGTACGCTGCAGAAAACGCGGATACTATTGCAAGACATTTTTATGAGCAAGGTAAAGCCGATGCAATTAAAGATGTTGTTGCCAAATCTAATAATATAAACATGGCTCCTCGGACTACTCCTGTGGGCGATGGATTTATTAATGGGTTTAAAGTTAAAGCAATCAATGGTGCTGATCCCACCAAATTAAAAATACAAACAAAAAAATTTAACAATTAAAATTTAAACTTATGGCAAATGTAACGCCGGTGTATGGTTCTATAATTCCATCACAAAAACAAATGACTTTAGAGTCAAACTATCTGAATTTTACAGATGGTACTAATGACTTCGCACAACAATATTTACCAGAAATCTACGAAGCGGAAGTAGAACGTTATGGAAACAGAACTCTTTCTGGATTCTTACGTATGGTAGGAGCTGAAATGCCAATGTCTTCTGACCAAGTTGTTTGGTCTGAACAAAATAGATTACACATTGCTTATAACAATGTAACCGCTGTTCAAACTTCTGCTACAAAAGTAACTCTTACAATTCCTGTAGGTGGTACTGAACCAGCTGGAACTTTAATTCAAAACGTTATTACTAAAAACATGACAATCGTTGTGATTGATCCAGCTACTGGAACAGACGTAAAATGTTTCGTTGGAGCTTCAGGTGTTGCTGACGGTTTAGGAGCTGGTGTATTAGAAGTATATCCTTATAACTATAACAACTTAGCTGCTGCTGGAGTTGGTTTAGCTGGATTAAAAATCTTCGTTTACGGTTCTGAATTTGCTAAAGGTACTAATGGGTCTGTAGGATCTATCAATCCTTCTTTCACTCAGTACAGTAACTCTCCAATTATCATTAAAGACAAATATCAAATCAATGGATCTGATACTGCTCAAATTGGTTGGGTTGAGGTTGCAACTGAAGACGGTACTTCTGGATACTTATGGTATTTAAAAGCTGAATCTGAAACAAGATTACGTTTTGAAGACTACTTAGAAATGTCTGTAATTGAAGGTGAATTAGCTGTAACTTCTGCAGGTGCCGCTGGTGCTTTCTTAACTGCTGCTAACGCTGGAGGTTTAACTGGATCAGGATTTGATTCTGCTATTCATCCTAAAGGAACTCAAGGTCTTTTTGCTGCGGTTCAACAAAGAGGTAATGTATTAGCTGGATTCTCTGCTGCTGCTGGTTTAGGTGAGTTTGATTCAATTTTGAAAAACTTAGATACTCAAGGGGCTATTGAAGAAAACATGTTATTCTTAGATCGTGAAACATCTCTTGATTTTGACGATATGCTTGCTTCTTTATCTTCAGGAGCTGCTGGTGGTGTTGCTTACGGTTTATTTGAAAACTCTGAGCAAATGGCATTAAACTTAGGTTTCTCTGGATTCAGAAGAGGTTCTTATGACTTCTACAAAACTGACTGGAAATACTTAAATGATGCTTCTACTCGTGGAGCTACAAATGGAGCTGGTCAATTAGGATCTGGTATTGATGGTATTCTTGTTCCTGCTGGAACTTCTACAGTTTACGATCAATTATTAGGAACTAATATCCGTAGACCATTCTTACACGTTCGTTATAGAGCTTCACAAGCTGACGATAGAAGAATGAAAACATGGATCACTGGATCTGTTGGAGGTGCTTTCACTTCTGACCTTGATGCAATGCAAGTACAATTCTTATCTGAAAGATGTTTAGTTGTACAAGGAGCTAATAACTTCGTATTGTTCACAGGAGCATAACAATTAACAAAGGTATAAGTTGCCCTCGTTGAACTGACGAGGGTAGCTATTACCCTATTATAAATTATCTAATTATATTATATTATGGCAACAGCTAAAAAAATTGAAAAAGAAATCGGTTGGGAAATTAAAGACCGTACATATTACGTAGCAATGGCAGAATCGCCTTTGACACTTACAATACCATCTAGACATACTAGAAAATATTCTTTACTTTGGTTTGATGAAGAAACCGGAGAGCAAAGAGAATTAAGATATGCAACCAATCAGAATTCTCCATTTGTTGATGAACAAAAAGGGGAGGCTACAATGGGGCACATCGTATTTAATAATGGAACTTTATTTGTTCCTAAGAATAAACAAAATTTACAAAAACTTCTATCCTTATATCATCCAATGGTAAATAAAAAATACAAGGAATATGATAGAGTTGAGGAAGCTACCGATGATCTATACGATTTAGAACTTGAATTAACAGCATTAAACGCTGCTCAAGCAATGGATATAGACCAAGCGGAAGCAATATTAAGAGTTGAGTCTGGAAGTAAAGTTTCAGAAATGACTAGCAAAGAAATCAAAAGAGATCTATTGTTATTTGCTAAACGAAATCCAGATTTGTTCATTGAACTTGCAAACGATGAAAATGTACAACTTAGGAATTTAGCAATTAAAGCGGTAGAAGCTAACATTATTAAATTATCGCCAGACCAAAGAACTTTTAATTGGGCTAGTAATGATAAAAAATTAATGACAGTTCCTTTTGATGAAAATCCATACTCCGCAATGGCGGCTTTCTTTAAAACAGATGAAGGCACAGAAGTCTTTAAGTCTATAGAGAAAAAATTAAAATAATACGTAATACTAATATTAGGCGGTACCGAAAGCTACCGCCTTAATATTATAATAAAGTAAGCAAATGGTAAATGTGAATACAGTTTATAGAACTGTTTTATTGATAATTAATAAAGAGCAACGTGGTTATATAACCCCGGACGAATTTAATAAAACAGCAACTCAGGTTCAATTAGAAATATTTAATGAATACTTTGAGGATTTAACACAACAATTACGTCTTAGTTCTAATGATAGTGAGTACAGTAATCGTATAAAAAATTTAGAACAAAAAATTGCTATCTTTCAAACAGATGGAGTCTGCCCTCTTAGCGCATTACCTGGCGCAGATTGGTTTGATATACCAGTTGTAACAGACTTTTATAAGTTAGGCACTGTAATATATAATGATGAAAAAGAAGTTCAATACGTTCAACCAAATGAATTATTAGAACTTAATCTATCGCCAATTACTAAACCTTCAAAGTATTGGCCTATATACACTTTTAAAGATTTTAAAATTAGAGTGTATCCAAAAACGATAACAACCGGAATTACTTGTACATATGTTAGAAAGCCTGCGGATCCATTATGGAATTTTACGCTAGGGCCAAATCAACAATATATATATAATTCGTCTCAATATAATTCAATTAGTAATCCTACTGGATCTCAAAATTTTGAATTGCATCCAACAGAACAAACTAATTTAATAACTAGAATATTACTTTATTCAGGAATAGTTATTGAAGACCCACAAATTGTACAAATAGCGGCTCAACAAGCGCAAGCAGAGAACATTAATTCAAAAAGCTAATAAAAAATGCCGATACCTAACAACGGTTTAATAACCGAAACAAATAGACAATATTACGAAGGTGCTC